TAAAGTGGAAGCTAAAGTGGAAGCTAAAGTGGAAGCTAAAGTGGAAGCTAAAGTGGAAATAGAAGAAGTATGTGATACAATTGCTAGGATTTTAACATACCACAATTTACTAGATAGACCCAAAGTAATTACTGGTTTGTTATCAGTTGGTATGGGTCAAACATTAACTCATCCAGCTATTGGATCATTTACATCCGCTATATTTAGTCATTTAGATTTAACTAATGATGAAATTTATCAATTATTTGGAAGAATAACGGGAAGAATGAAACATTGGCAAACATATGTAAAAACACATGTATATTGCCCGCAAGCTATTGCAGATAGGTGCGAAATTATGGAAGAATGTGCAAAAAGAATTATAAGTAAATACAATGGAACTATCATTTCTCAAAATGATTATAGAGAACCTATCTATACCGATAATACAAAAACAGTAGTAGATAATATTAGAATTAAAAAAGTAAAAAAGATAAATATAGAACATGCAAAATTTGAAAGAGGTTACCGTATTTTTAACACAAAAGAAGAAAATGATTTGTATGCCATGCAAGAAATTGGTGCAACTCGCAAATCTAATACATACAAAAGAGATACAACTGGATTCAAACTATGTTCGCAATCTGTTGTAAAAGTACATTTAACTAACGATATTATTAAACATTTCCAAAGTTCTACAGTTGGAAGTAATATGGATAAAAAATTGGAAGATGTGAAAGTTGGAGAATATGCATACAGAAGGTATGTATGTTATGATTCATTATCCGATATAAACACAGAAAAATATGTAACATGCTGGTTTAAACGAAATATAGCTTAATTATGAATATCTATTTAAAAATAATATATAAAGATTATTAAATGAATAATAATTCTCTTGTATTAAAATCATTTATTAAACAGCTAGATTTATGGGTTACATATATTACAACTAATTATAATCCAAAGGATACTAGATTTGTAAAATGTAAACTTTTTTTTGAAAGTATTAAAATGGCTAATCCAAAATTGTTACTTACTGTATGGAAAAAAATAGTTACAGTACCATACAAGGATAAAGTTTATATGGGAAATATTGATTTTTTCTTGAATAAAGATTATAACGAAGATCTTTCTGTTAAATATAAAACAGATACAGTGGATAAAGCCATTAATGATTTGAGAACAACTGTTCGTAATATGAAGCCAGAATATGTTGAAGAATCTATTAAATATATGCAGAATTTATGTAAATTAAGTGAATTATATAATTAAATACTTTTAATTTAAAATCATTCTATATACAAATAGCATGATTCCACCTAATTTTTACAAAGTAATTAAAGATTTCATTAATGATATTTTAACTACTTTTCCAGAATTGAAATTAGCACCTGAAATTGAACAAATACACAATTTAGAATTGGAACCACGCAGTGATGAATTGGATAAATGTTACAATGCAGTATATGAACATGTATTGCACGAATTTCCTTTACGATTTTTTGACATTTTATATGAAAAGCCAGAATTGTTTACAGAGTCGCGAGTTCTCTTACCTGGAATTGATTTCAAACAATTATGGAATGAAAACATTACTGAAAAAACTAAAAATATTATCTGGAAGTACCTAAAGTTAATTTTATTGATGATTTTAGGAGGTGAAGGAGATCATTCTAAATTGTTTGATAATGTAAATATGGATGACATGAAAGAGAAATTGAATGATACCATGAAAGATATTCATGATTTTTTTGATAAGGAAAGTATACCAAATCCAGAAGGTATGAAAGAACAACTAAATGATTTAATGACTGGAAAAATTGGTTCTTTAGCAAAAGAAATTGCAGAAGAGTCTATTGGTAATATAGACGATCCAGAATCGGCAGACGAAGCATTTAAAACCATGTTTTCCAACCCTACTAAAATGGTTGGATTAATGCACAACATTGGAGACAAAATTGATAAGAAGATTAAATCTGGCGATTTGAAAGAAAGCGAACTTATGGAAGAAGCAATGGGTATGTTGGGAAAAATGAAAGATATGCCCGGAATGAAACATTTTGAACAAATGTTTAATAAATTTGGCGGTGGTAAAATGGATTTTAGTGCTATGCAGTCACAATTGAATAGCAAATTACATCAATCTAAAATGAAAGAGAGATTGCAAACAAAGCTAAAGAAGAAACAGCCAACAGAACAACCTGCAATTCCAACACAAACACCCGTTCAAGTGCCATCTACTGATTCTCAAGAAACAATTAAAAAAAAGAAGAAGAAAAAAAATAAGAAGAATATACATGACCCAAATTTGGATAAACGATCCATTGATACTTCTGAATAAAAATCAATTACAAATTTGGCCAACAGATTGTATGAATATGAATGAAAAATTAAATGCAATCACACGTTTAGTCATTTTATTATGCATAGGCGGGTTTGTATTAACTCAAAATTTAAATTTTATTTGGGTAAGTATTATTACTTTAGTGTGCATTGTAGTATACTATAAACTAAATTATTCAACAAAAGAAAATTTTGAAAAACAAGATTTTGTAAAACATACATTGCCAAGTGAAAAGAATCCAATGATGAATGTGCTTTTACCAGAGCTAAATGGTAATCCAAACAGAAGGTCTGCATTAAAATCATATTTGCCTGAAACAGAAAAAATGATTAATGATAAAGTAAAAAAACAAATATCTAAAAATGTAGATTCGCGGTTGTTTCAAGGTTTAAACAACGAACTTGATTTAGAATATTCTATGCGAAATTTCTACACAAATCCAAGTACTACTATCCCAAATGATCAAGAAGGATACAGTAAATTTTTATACGGAGGTATGATTTCTGCAAAAGAAGGAAATCCAATTGCACTTGCACGGCAACAACCTCGTCTCGGTTCTTTACCAGGATAAATTTTTAATAAATGATACTAATTTAAAACTAGTATCATTTACAATGTATGATTCTTTTATTTGGTGCAAATGGTTGGATTGGTAATCAAATGTATACATTATTACAATCACGAAATATACATGTTATCAAGTCAACTTGTAGGGCGGACAATGCAGAAGATGTAGAACATGAATTGCAAAACAATCCAGATATTACACATGTCATGTCTTTTATAGGAAGAACACATGGTGTCTATGAAAATGAAATTATATCTACAATTGATTATTTAGAAAAACCAGGTAAATTAAAAGATAACATTAACGATAATTTATATTCGCCTCTACTTTTAGCAAGTTTATGCAAACAATATTCAATTCATTTTACATACCTTGGCACTGGTTGTATTTTTGAATATGATACCAATCATACTATGGAAAATAATCAAGGGTTTGCAGAAACGGATACGCCCAATTTTTTTGGGTCATCTTATTCTATTGTCAAAGGATATACAGATAAAATTATGCATGATTTATTTAACGATTCTGCATTAAATGTACGGATACGAATGCCAATTACATCTACTGTAAATGAGCGAAATTTTATTACCAAAATTACGAATTATAAGAAAGTATGTTCTATGCCAAATTCAATGACTGTATTGGATGATATGTTGCCTGTTATTTTAAAGTGTGCATTAAAAGGAAAAGTAGGAACTTATAATTTTACAAATCCAGGAGTAATTACACACAATGAAATATTGCAAATGTATAAAGAAATTGTAGATCCAACATTTACATGGCAAAACTTTACAATGGATGAACAAAATATATTATTGGCATCTAAACGATCTAACAATTATTTAGATACGACAAAGCTAGAAGGAATAGAATACATTCCTGATATAAAAACATCGGTTCGCAATGTATTGCTACGAATGAAACAATTTTAACACAACTTATACAAATAAAATTATATTTATAAGTTATATGGAGTTTTTACAATCAACACGAATTGGTGAAGATGAAGGCGGTTTAACACAAGACAATCTTTTCAACAAAACATATACTGATTACATGCTTGAAAATTACTACAAAACATCATGCAACATGAAACAGCCCATTGAATTTGCAACAAGTCAGGTCAACGTAAATTATTGCGCTGCAGGAGGTGCTGGCAACCAATGTGATTTAGGAGGTTGCAATATTGATCAAAACTCTGATTTGATGTTGGGATCGTTGCAAACTCACCCCAAATGTCGCATTTCTCTTTTTCAGCGAACATTTGCAACTGTTCCTTATTTAGGGAAAGGTCCTTACAATCCAGATTTAGAATCTAAATTACAACAAACCGATACATTTTCCAATAATAAAAAGAGTGTAAATACAATGTCTGAAATAAGCTACATGCCTCTTACTCATTATCCTCTTCTTCCTGCAATTCAAGAAACAGTTACAAATCCTGCATATTTAGTAGAAGGTGTTGCATCTAATGATTGGGTACGAGGAGGTATCCCTTCTAGAGAATTAACAAGAGATTTCGCTAAAAATGGTAAAAAATAATAAGTAAACTTACTATGTATGACATAACACTTATTTGTAATTATATGAATATAAAAGATCCGTTGGAATCTAATGAACTATACCAAAAAGAGTTGTTGTCTGTATTTGGTTTTAGTGAATTTACAGATTCGTTACATGAACATATTAGTGAATTACACAAAAATTTGAATTATCCTATACACGATATTCTTAAAAGTGTACCATTCAATTATACTACAGATCCAGAGATATTAATTATGATTTTGTTTAGTTATGATTATTTTGCATATACACATTCATTTTTGGTAAAAGTATTAATGAAAGAAGATCCTACTGCAATGAAAGAAGAATTAATGGCCGTATTGAAAAAATAAATATTAGGTTATTATATGACAGAATTACATATACCATTTTGGGCTAGAACTAAAATGGAAAATAAAGAAGATGGAATTTTGTATAGAGCAGTAAATCATGATATAGATCATGTTATAAAAAATACATACTATTGTGAAGGTTCTAGACGAATTGGTGGTGATTTTTTATATGAATATGAAATTGAACATCCTCGTCAGCCTCGTTCTATATGGATTTTTTCATCTAACGGAGGATATCACGATGATATGAATTTAAATGGATTATCTATTATTCAAAACGTTAATGTAGTAGACAAACGTATGCGGTTTCATTTAAGACGTATAGTAGGTAATATGAAAAATTATGATGGATTTTATGATGATCATAGTATTTGGTTTTACCCAAAAAATGAAAAATTAACTAAATTACGAGTAAGTCACAAAAAAAAGACATTTAAAACATATCGTTCTTTTTATAGTACACGTAATAGATATAATACACGTAGTAAAACTAAAAAACGATAATCTTTAGAAAATAATAATTTTGTATAATATGGCAAGTACCCGAAATAAAAATACATATGGAAATTATTGTGATCAACAACGTCAATTACAAAAACAAGAAGATTGGTTCATGAATCATTATAAATTTGAAAATCCAAGACCTGCATTCCCATCTGCAGGAATTAATGTACAACATGTTGCACCTACTACATTATCTAGCAATTCAGTAGATATTGAAAATTATTTGTACGGAATCAGTGCAAACAATTTTGTAAATCCTTTACCAAAACTTGTTCCTAACTTTAAATCTATGGAAGACATTTGCTTTTTTGAACAACCAAAATTATATGTACCAATTCTCCCTCCTTATTTAACAGGTCAGCGACCATTTTAATATTTATATAATAGTATGAATTATAATTTAATAATGACTATTATTGTAGGATTAATTATGGCACCTGTTCTTTTTTTATTTTTTAGAAGTATATATAAAGTTATAAAACTACACTTTTATATATCTAGACAATCCCGCCGATCTCCATAAAACATATTTAATCTGTAATTTGCAACACACATTTATATTTGCGATCTTTCAATAGTTCAAATGCTGGATAGGTAGTATTAGACGATTGTAGAATAGAATAATTTTGCGAACTATAATACTTTTTTCGTTTTGCCCATTGACGTCCAAATGTTTCATGTGAATCTACAATATCTACAATAATAGGCTGACCATGTTTTTCTCTTAAAATACGGCCAACTGCTTGAGTTACATCTGTTTTGGGTGATGCCATAATTAATGTATTTAATGATTTAATATCTAATGCTTCTTCTGCCATTGCATACGTTGCAATGACAACTTGTTTTGTTTCTGTTTCTTTTAAATCTGCAGCATTCATTCCGCCAATATAATATCCAACTGATGCTAATTTACGATGTACAATTGCATCATATAAATAAGTCAATATAGATTTATTATGTGCTAGAATCATAATTTGACGATGAATACTTCCAGGTTTCAATAAATGGATAAGAACGGTTAATATAAATTCTGTACGCGAATGATATTCGCAAATTTTTTTAATCATACTTGAATAATTAGCTTGACCTTTGAAATTCAAAATAGTTTCATTAAATTCTGCATCCATAGTTTTATATTTAATCATTTGAACTACAATATTATCACTTGTTTCACGTTGTGCAGAATAAAGTACTTCACCAAGAAACATTTTGAATATTTTAGTCATTCCATCTTTGCGTTCCATTGTTGCAGATAATCCAAGCATAAACGGAGTAACAATTTGAAAGAGTGCATTACTAAATACTTCTGCACCCATATGGTGTGTTTCATCAATAATCGTAAATCCAAAATCATCAAATACTTCACGTGGATATGTTTTAGTAGATAAGGATTGCAACATTCCCAATACAATATCTTTATTGGCAACATCAATAATCGTTCCTTGAATTCTACCAATGCGTGCATTAGGAAGAAATTCTTGAATCCGTTCTATCCATTGATCCATTAAAAATTCTTTATGTACAACAACTAATGTTTTTTTACGCAATAAACTAATAATATATAAAGCTAAAATCGTTTTACCAAATCCACATGGTAATTGAAGTAGTCCGCATTTAGTTTGCATAAATGCATCTATAGCTGGTTGTTGCATAGCCCGAATTTGACCTGTAAAAAGAATATCAATATTTTTTCCGGAAGGTAATTGAGATGGTACAGACTCTATTTTATAAAAACGGGGAACATATAATTTATTAGGAGATTCCCTGTAAATATAAAATGGAGGTAAAGTTTGGTATATATTTTTAGGAGTAATAGTAAGATCCTTTTTAATTTGTTTTTGTTCAATTTCGCTAAGAATTGATTTTGGTATAGTAAGTCCTTTTTGTCCCAAGTACATGATATAGTTATATTTATTGATATTTGTCTAATCAATTTTTATTATCTTATATACATATATGAATATC